TTTTGCTTCATTACGTAAGTTTGTAATATCACTTGTAGTTGCAGATATAACTTGTGCAAGTTCACTACCTAACTTTTCGCCAAAGATTTCATTTGCGATCATAGTTCTTGTTGCTTGATCTTCAACATTTGCTAACGCACTTCTAATAATTTCAAAGGCTTCATCGGTGTTTTTACCAATTAGTTTATCTGATGATAGTCCAAGTTTCGCTAGTGTTTCATTATACTTTTGCCCACCACTACTGACTTCACCTATAATGGAATTGGTTTTAATGAGTGCCTTTTGAAGATTAGCACTATCAACAGCAAGCATTTTTGCAACATATCCCCACTCTTGATAAGCTTCTACTGATAGATATACCTTTGATGCATCATCAGCTAGTTCATCTGCAGTTTGGGTTGCCTTAACGGCCAAAGCAGAAAGGGCTGCACTTACACCTAAAATTGGTGCTGTAACATACTTAGTAAAATTAGAACCTATCTTCTTTAGGCTCTCAGTATTAATACCACCAATCTTTTTAATTTGTTCTTCAGTTTTCTTTAGTTCTTGGTTTAACTTATTAATATCTGATTCTGTATACTCAACGGAACGTCTAACTTGGTTAAACTGTTCTTGTGAGATAGCCCCAACTTCTAATGCCTTTTTAGCTTCTTCTAATCTAGCATTTTGAACTTCTAGTCTTTTTTTAGTATTTTCTAGGATGCTATTTAACTTATCTTGTTTTTCTCGCCACTTATCTAGATTTGTGCTATCAAATTTAAGTGAGTTATTAATGGCTCTTAAATCTTTTTGTTCTTCTTTTAACTCACTATTAATATTTTTTAACTTTTGGTCAAGATCAGATGTATCTAAACCAAGTTTTATATTTAAGCCTTTAATGGTTTCTGCCATATAACCTTAACCCCTTTTTTCTAAAGTAAGAATTTATCAATATCTATTTGACTAGCACGTCTACTGTAACTATCTTCATTTAATGTTTTAATCTTTAGTTCAACAATCTCAAAATAAGTTTCAATGCTAAAGAGTTCACTATCCTTAATAGGTATACCTAGTTCTCCAAGATTCAGGATAATTGAAGCCGTAATGGGAGAAGTATTTATCTCTTCTCTATACTTCTCCCTAGGTCGTTTTTTGATGTTTTAAACACCTCTGCAATAACTTCACTTAATTTAGTTAACTCTTCTTGGTTTGCTAAAATATCAAAGTCAAATTCATTTAAGAAGTCATCATAACTTTGATTGGTAAATGGCTTATGCAAGATATAAAAGATACGAAATATTGTATTGATCACATTAGAAACATCATCACTGTTTTTACCGACCTTTTCAATACCTGTAATATCACTAAAGAGTTCCGTGCCAAAAGTATTTTTATAAGAAATGATGGAGTATAGTGATGACTTAAGGCGGTAGGTTTTACCGCCAATATCGATTTGTTTTTCCATAGCATTAACCCACAATTGCTGGCAGTTCAGGTTTTGTTGATAAAAACGCTGCATAGTTATCATCATTTTTATGTGAAACAATATGTGTGATTAAATAGTTTCCCACCGGTACTGGTTCTGCAACAATTGAAAGTGAGATACTATTTGCCTCAGCTGATTCACCTTTAGTTTTGGTTGCCTCATTAATTGGTGTTACTGAACATTTATAAAACCAAACACGACGTGCTTCGCTGTCACCTTGAAACTCAAAGCCTAACGCAAACTTTTCATGTTTTGCATTATTAACTTCAACTAAATTACCATTAGCCAGTTTAATGTAACCTAAAATGTCTGTTTTAAAGTCTTCACTGAGTTCTGTTAGTTTAAGTGTGATATTACGCCCTGCATTTTGTGTTAGAGTCGCAATCACCGCATCATCTGCATAAATACGCTCACTACCACCAATCACTTCAGATGATAATTCTTGTGCGCCATAAAGTCTTACTGGATTGCCGTATGTATCGGTATCACTAGTTGTAGTAATTTTTGAATAATAAACATTGGTTAGTCCAAACGATACTTTGTTTCCCATTGTTAATAACCTCCTTTAGTTATAATTTGGATTTCATATACTCGGTTTAACGAGTAATCATCATTTTGATAACTACTAATCATTTGATGTGGTAGTTCTTTTTCATTAAGCCTTTGTTCAAGTCTGTGTGCTAGTGCTTCACTTCTTTTTTTAGTTACTAGTGTGACTTGATAGGTAACCTTATAAATCGTTACCTTGTTATCTGCATTTATCGGTCTTTTGGATACAACACTCCAAACGATAAACGGCATTTGATTGTTTAGGTTTTGGTTGTCGTTAATATTTTCTAGATAAAAGACGTTTTTAGTCACTGGCTTTAATGCTCTATAGATTGGATCATTACGAAGTGCCATGTTCAATTATCTTTTTTAAATCTTCTAACATCTGTGGAGTAAACTTCTCATAACTTGGAATAAGAAAGGGTCTACCCTTAATAAATTTTCCACTTGTGTGCTTAAAGCCTAATTCAATTAAGTGAACAAGTTTTCCCTTAGTCTTTGATGAAATATAAACGATGTCGCCAATTTTTGTTTTAACAAATGAATCAGCTAAGTGATTATTTCCACTATCGCTTCTTGGAGTGTTTGCCTTAATATATTCCAAGATTTCATCTGCTGTTTGATCAATACGCTTATCTATCTTAATAACTACTTCTTCACCATATCTTTGCACCAAACTATTAATACTATCTAATGCTTTATTCATAGATGAAGTCCTCACCTAATAATGGTGTACTTGCAAGATAGAGTTCGATATATTGACCTAGATCATATGTTCTTTCCACCTTATAAAAATTACCAGATAGCTTAACAAACTTTTCGCCACTATATAGGAAGGTTACAACCATAATCTTTCTTACAATATTTAATTTGGTTTGAATACTTGTTTCAAACTCAGTTGTTGTCAAGCTACGTTCAATACCAATCACTTCTTTTTCTGATAAGACCAAATATTTCTCACGTTTCTTTTCTACTTTGATTAAACTAATTCTTACGTTTGGCATCTACTCACCCCTTGATATGGCTAATTGATTTAAGATTGTATAAAAACTACTTGGCAGTTCTCTTACTGTTCCATCACTTTTAAAGCCAAAGAACGTTTTACAATAAATAAAGATAAGGGTTAGTGCAATCTCTGATTCATCAACTACACCCTTACTTACCCCTGTTGAAGAGATTAATTCCTTACAAGCATTAATGAGTATATTAATCTCTCCATCAGCATAAGTTTCACTATCAGGAATAAGTAGACTGCGCTTAACTTTTAATAAGACGCTGTCTACCATAAATCTTAACCGTTATTTTCTGGATCTTCTATTTCTGTTTTCTCGCTTTTTTTAACACGAACAAAACCTTGATATCCAACAACGTTTCCACCCACAAAGACTGATGCCTTATATGAGATGATGCCTTGTTTAAACTTATAGTCGTTTGATTTAGCAATTTCTACTGGCGAGAAGATTGCGACTTCATAGTTTTTAAGTGAACCATAAGCCATCGCATAACTACCCACTGGAGTATTTGGATTTGAAATTGCTCCAGTATTAGAGTTGATGATATATGGAATACCATCAATGGTATGACTCACATAGTCGATCGTATGGATCTTTCTACCTTCTTTAGTACGAAGTCCTGCAAAGGCACGTAAGTCATTTTTGTTTAAGATTAAAACTGCCCCACCTTCAACATCTTCACTCCCACCATATGCAAAGATAATATCATCTAGTGTGTTTTCATTAATCTCAGCAATTTCTAAATCTTCAGTATCTGCAAGTGCGACTGCTTTATCAGAGAATAATCCAGTAAAGTTATTAGCAGTGCCGTTTCCTTTTAATATTTCAAGTGATAACTTTTTCTTTAAACTCGTTTTAATATTCTTAATAACTTCAGCTTGATAATCAACACTTGGGAGTTTTTCTAACTCTTCAGTAATTTCTGTGTAAGCTGTTAACTTACTTTTAGTAATCGTTACATAACCAAACTCAGGTTCTGTTTCGTTATAGTCTTCACCTTCTAGTGTTGCACCAGCAATCCCTGATTCTTTAACAAATGTTTTCTTATAGGTTTCCCCGCCATTTAAGTTAATAAGATTAATGTTATCAACTAAAGAGCTTACCTCTCCAAATGGATATGGTGCTAACTTATCACTGGTGTGTTCAGTTAATAATATTTCATCTTGTGAAACTGAAACGGCACGTTTTTCTTTTAAATCTGCACCACGTTTTTCTAACATTTCTGTTCTTACTTGGCTGTTAGTTTCAGGGTTAATGGTTGGTAGTACAAACTTAGATGCAAGTAATAATTTTTTATCAATGACATTGCGTTCTTTAAGTAGTTCATCCAACTCTTTTTCAAGGGCATCTAGTGCTTCTAACTCAGCACTTTCTGATTCTCTTTTGATGGCACTAATGCGGACATCAATTTCTTGTTTACGAACATTTAAATTCATTTCTAAATTTCTCCTTTGATTTTTATTCGTTTTCTTATGATTTGTTTGCATCTCTCAAGTTTTTCATTTTCCAATGCTCTAGTTTCACTATCCAGTAATTCTAGACTCCTTGCATAAACACTTGTTCCTTCATAAGCAGGAACATCTACAATGGACACATCATATAACCGTTCAATTTTTAAAATGTTACGAAGTGGAATGCTACCATCCCTATTCCAGGTTTGGTGTTTTACCGTAAATGCAAAACTCATCTTATCCAAGAGTCCACTTTGTACCATCTTATAAATGTCACGATTTGATTGTGTATCTAATAATCTTGCTTTAATCTTTAATCCCACATCATCAATTTCTAACTCAAGTGATTTGTTTCTTGTTCTTGCTAAAACCAAGAAGTTATCTTGATGATTATATTTAAGTGGGACATCTTTCATGTTAGCCCCATCTAGTGCATCTCTATCTATAATTTCTTTAAAGCCGTGTGCTTCACTACCAATTAATGTTTCTTCATTAAACTTAATAGCATAACCTTCTATAAGCATTTCTGCTTCACTTGCTGCTTTAACTTCTGCAATTCTAATTTCTCTACTTTTCATCTTCATTTTCCTTTCCAACCTGATATTCATCAGCGTACTTTGTATTGACATAGTTTAGACTTTGAATTCGTTTATTACCATCTTCAATGGGTGGGTATCCTAAAACCCCACGTGATTCATTAACTGAGAATATTCCAAGACCCATTAACTTTTCAATTGCGGTAATCTTACTTGACCATGATGCATAATTTAAGCGTTCACCATAAAAGAGTATCTGCTCTCCATCAAGTAGATTTGTACGACTTAGTAGGGCTTTACTAAATGCATTGGATAAAAAGATAGTGAGTGGTTCAAGGGTATTTTCATAAAATGCGTTATATTCATTTTCATCATATTTTGAGTTTAGGATTGCCTCACTTACACCAAAGTAATTTAGGATTTTACTTTGAACAAAGTTGAGTGTTTCTTTATCAATCACTTTTGGATCAATTGATAAAGGAATATAGTCTGCTTTCATATCAACTGGAATAATACTTGAACCATTCTTATCACGGTTTGTTTTAAGGGATTCATCAAAGATTTCTTTTTGTCGTTGTTTATCTTTTTCCGATAACATCGCATTCATTTTTAATAAACCTTTAATTTGGAAACTTGACCTTAAGGCATTTTCTAATCCTGTTAATAGATTCTCATTCATTTGAATACTTTTAATTAATTGCTTATGGCTTGATAAGGCGCCATCGCCACCAAATATTTCATGTTTCCTATATAATCTTTTTAAGTGAATAAATGATTCATAAGGTAGTGTGTAGTTGGTTCCATCACCGAAGTCCATTTCTAAGAATACCGATTCCCCTAAGTCTTGTTTAATCTCAACCTTTGCTGGGTTTAAGGGATACATCCCAGTTAAATTATTATT